ATGGACCTGTCGTCGGGGTGAGCGGCTGGAGGATGCTCTGAACTGGCTCTTGGAGCAAGGTATCCCCTTTGACCGCATCAATGCCCATGAACCGCAGAACCTCGCTCGCTATGGCGATGATCCCCGCAAGATTTATGCCCATTGCTACATCGATGACAAGCAGGTGGGCGGTCTGCCTACCTGGCCGGAGATTTATGAATATATAACGAATGAGGAAAAGAAATGGAAGGAGAATCTGAATAAAGTATAGGTATGAATAAAAAAATTTTTGGCTTAATAGGTCTGGCTGGTTACATATTGTTTCTTGCCGTCTTGGCTGCAGTGGCTTTTAAAATCAATTTTTGGCTTGGACTTCTTGTTATCTCTATCGAAATGATGGTTACATGTGCTATTGTAGTAAAAGACAATAAAAACTAACAACTAAATAGAAATGAAGTAATATGAGTGGAAACAAAGATAAGCTGATAGCCTTTAACTACTTCGGAGGTAAGTTTACCTGGTTGGAATATTTATACAAATACTTCCCCGATAAATTTACTCACTTGGTGGATCTTTTTGCTGGAAGCATGGTAGTATCTCTCAATTACAAAGGAAGAGTGATAAAGACGGCCAACGAAATTAATGCCGATATCACTAATTTCTTTGAGGTATTGAGGAATAATGAACTGGAATTGATACGGCTACTACTGCTCACTCCCTGTTCCGAATTGGAATACAATAATTCCTGGGAACCATCTGCAGACAAGATCGAGCAGGCCCGAAGATTTTATGTTCGCAT